CGACGCTGCCCGCCGAGTCCTTCAGCGCAAGTGTGGTGCTGCCGCCGTCATCGACGCAGTAGACGCGCGCCACATTCGCCGCCGGGCTGCCTGGCGCCGAAATTTCGGTGATGTCCTGATAGCCCGTCTGGGTGAGGTTGACGACGCCGGAAACGTTGCCGCTATCGTCGGCCGACAGCGCCGACGCATCCAGCGTGGCGCCACCCGTTCCGTTCGCCCGCAGCAGGCGGTTATCGGTCCCGCCCGTCGAGCCGCCGATCGCCCCCAGCGTAGCGCGCGCCGCCGCCGCGCTCGTGTCGTCGAGGAGCGTTACGATAAACGGCGAGACCACGGCCAGGTCGATATCAGCTCCGGCCGCATTCTCCAGATCGTCAGCGTCGCTGTTCCAACGCAGCAGCTTGCCGGCCTCAGGCTCAGGCAGGGTGACATCGACCTGCGAGGAGGAGGCGCGGAACAGCGGCGCGCGGCGAATGCGTTCGAGGAGTTGCTGCGCAATCCGCGTCAGCTTGTCCAGCGAGCCCTCGACCACCTCAGCCGAAAACGCCCCGCCGGCCGTGAGATCGACCGTCTGCGTTTGCGCGGTGACGCCACGAATGGTCAGCGTCTCCCCGCTCGCCGGCGCGGTGATCATGGTCAGCGTACCGCTCGCGCCCGGCGAGGTGAGCGTGTAGTGGGTGACGATGGTCAGCGTGCTATCGACGCCAGCCGCGCTCGTCAGGATCGCCTCGATTTCGGCCGTGGAGGTGTATTGGAAGGGGACGGAAAAGGCCGTCGTCGAGCCGTTGCCCGCGTACTGCGCTTTCTGCGTCGTCGTCGCCAGCGTCATGTGTGGATCCAAAAAAAGAGGCCCGCCGAAGCGAGCCAGGGAGGGAGGCGAGGTAAGCTATTCAGGTCAGCGTGCAGTCTGCGCCTTGAGCCGCTCCAGCGCGCCGGCCAGCACCGCGTCGAGCGTGGTCTGCTTGACCTCCGGCGACTTGCCGCGCAGCCGATCCAGCGCCGAGCTTTGCAGGTCCATGGTCTGCGTGATCTGGTCCATGTTCGTTCCTCTCTGGTGACGCCCCGTTAGCGTCAATACCATTATGTGACCGGACTGGTATTGCGGCAAGGCCAATGTTGCATGAGCGCAACAGGACACACCCCAGAAATTCAACGCAATTCAGCCAAACTCATGGCGCGAGCACGGGCATAAGTGTTTTTACTTATCGTTGTGTCTTCACAGGCGCGGCCGGCACACCGAGGAACTCGTTGATGCCGGCCTCGGCCTTGTCGAACACCAGCCGCAGATAGAACAGGTTGTTGTAGGGGATCATGCGTCGCAGCGTGCGGCTGTCCTTAGCATCCCACTCGCCACCGAAGACACCTTGCGTGATGCGCGCAAACTCCTCCGCCGTGCCAGCCGTCGGCCCGACCAGCGAGCCCACGATGTTGCGCTGCGCATAGCGCGAGATCGGCTTTCCGGTGATCGCCGACAGGCCGACCGCGCCCGCCGTCATCTTCTCCGTCATGGCGTTGGCTTCCATCAGCCATCCGGTCAGGCCGCTGCGGTCAATCGCATCCACCAGGAACTGCGAGGTTTTCTTGCTGTCGCTGAAATCGGCCTGGACGGGCTGCCCCGCCACCTTGGCCTTCAAGATGCCGACCAGCCCGCCGAGCGCCACCATCAGCGCCGCCCCGTTCAGCGTGCCCATGTCCCGCCGCTGCGAGCCGGCGATCAGCAAGCGCTGCATCGCCGCGACCGAGAAGGATTTGAACTGCCCAATCAGCCGGCCGATTTCCGTGGACATCCAGAGCGGGCGATCCTGGCCAGGCGTGATGATCGTGGCGTCAACGTCGCGCAGTAGGGCGTTGCGGAAGGCATCCTTCGCCGCCCGCGCGCCGTCATCCCACGCCGCCGTGTTGGCCTGCCAGACGCCACCCTCCTTGCGCCCATGCTTGGCGAATTGCTCCGCGATCTTGCGCGCGTTGCTCTCCGAGATGCCGCTGGCCGCGATGCGCTCAATCTCCGGCTTGCTGGCTTTGCCCGCCGCGAGGCGCTCCATCGCCCGCAGCATGCGCGTTTGCGAGACGAGGCCGGCGAACTGCTTGAGCGCGGCGTTCCACGGGGCTTGCAGCGAGATCACGCCGAAGTTGCGCGCCGCGGTGCTCACCGCCCGCTCAAATTTGGAATGCCGGCCGTATTGGTCCATGACATCGGCGATGCTCATGGCGCGCGAGTCCAGCACCATGTCGAGCGCCGTACCAGCCATCTTGACTTCGTTCATCGCGATGCGCGCGCCGCTCCAATTGCGGAACAGCGGCAGCAGGCCATCACCGAAGACGCGTTGCAGGCCATGCGCGAAGACGATGCCGCCCAGGTCCGGGATCGCCGAGAGCGTCATGCCGCCCAGCATGCGCATGTAATTCAGCGAGGAGACCACGCGCCCGGCCCGCACCAACATTCCATCGGGGGTGCTCGGCAGGGCGTATTGACCGCGCAGGCGGTCGCGGATCGCCGCCAGGTCGCGGATGTCTGCATCGCGCTGCTTGTGGATCGCCTTGCGCTGCTCTGGCGTCTCCGCCGCCGCCGAGAGGCGCGCGTATTCGTCCTGGACCTCCTTCAACTGGTCCACCATATCAACCGAGCCGAAGCGCTTATGGATTTCGACATCGGCCGCCATGGTCCGCGTGTAGGCGCGCAGTAGCTCCTCCACGTCGTTCTCCAGCCACGGCTCGATCAGCTCGTCAGGGATCATGAACTGCCGCGCCGCGAGCGGCCCGCGCGCATCGACGGTAGCGCCGCCCGTCGATCCATGATCCTTGTGCGCGTCATAGGGCAGTCGGCCGTCAGGCGTGCCCAGGATGCGGTCAATGATTTCGTCAGCGAGCAGCTCAATCTCGCCCGGCTCCTTCTCGATCTGGGCCGCGATGCGCCGCGCCGCCGCAAGCACGGGCTTGTCAGCGGATCGTAGCCGCCGCGTATCGGCCGCCCGGCGATCAATCAGCGCCAGCTCATCCCGCAGCGCCTTCAGCCGCGCCTCAAGAGCAGGATCGGCAGGCCCGGCCATCGCCGGCCGCGACATCGCGCGCTCCGTTTCGGCGATGCGCTGCACCAGTTCCGGCCGCCGCGCCGCATCCGCATCGCGCTGCTCGCCGCGCAGCCGCTCCGCCTCCGCCCGCGCCTCGATCGCGCGCTTGGCCTCGCTCGCGCTCTTGCCCTGATACTTGCCAAGCTCCGCCTCGATGGCCCTCTGCGCATCGACCATCCGCGTGTTCGCCGCCTCGGCATCGCTGCGCATCTTGTCGAGCTCGCCGCGCCGGCTGAACACCTGCTCTTGCAGCGTCCGGCCGCGATTGCGCGCCTGCGTCGCGAACACGCCGCGCTCGCTCTGGCGCAGGCTCTCCGCCCGCTCCTTGCCGCGAGCCTCGCGCGTGAGCTTGCCAATGCGGGCGCGATAGGGGGCGAGCACATCGCTTAGCTGGCGCGCCGTCGCGCGCAGCGCCCTTACCTCGCTATCGACCTGTCCAGCGAGCGCCGTTCTCGGCTCCTCCCCGAGGAAGACGCGCAGCGCGCCCTCGTCGCGAAACTTTCCGGGATCGATGCCGCGCGCGGCCAGATCGCCGGCGAGCGCCTCCGCCTGCCCCGCATCGGCGAAGAACTGCTCATCGGCCGTGCGCACCACGCGCCCGTCGCTCAAGTCCTCGCGCAGCGCGTCGAGCAGATCGTTCACCGTCGGCCGCTCCGTCATCCCCTCGAAGAAGCCGTTTTCCCAGGCTCGTAGCGCCATGGCGTCGAGGGTGTTGAGGTTGTCGGCGCGCCCCACGCCGGGCAGCCCGGGGCTGCTGTCGGCCGCCTTGCGGATCAGGCCCGGCCTGTCCTTCGCCCGCCCGATCGTCGATCGCACGTCGCCGCCAGGGTCTTCCACGCCGCCCATGCGCACCACGAAGGACGTCAAGCGCTCCGGCTTGCGCCGCGCCTTCTGCTCGCGAATGAAGCGCCAGGCCGCCGCCGCCTCGTCGATTTCGTCGGCCGACAGGGGCGGCCCCGCATAGCGCCCATCGGCGCGCGGCGCGGGCAGGTCGCCACGCTCCAGCATGCCCTCGACATTGCCGGCGAGATCGTCGAGCAGCCCCTTGACGCCCTCCTCCAAGTCCGCCACGTCAGCCAGTTGTGCCGCGAGATCGCCGCCGGCGCCTTCCTCGATGGACTTGGCAATCTGGCGCATGTCGCCGATGCGGCCGGACAGCGACTTGGCCGCGCCAAGCGCCTCCAGCGGGACGGCGATCTGCTCGCCCAGGTTCGCGATGCGCTGCTGCAACTGCTCGATCGGCTCGCGCCGCTCCAGCGCGCGCTTGAAGGCGAATTGCTGGACGCGCCCGGCCTCCTCCGCCCGCGCCTCCACCTCCTTCAGCTTGGCCTCCCGCTTGGGAATGCGCGCCTCGATCTTGTCGGCCGCCGCCTCCGCCGCGTCGAGCTTGTCGAGAAGCTGCCCGAGGCGCGAGCGCACGCCCGCGTTGATATCCTCCTGCTCGCCCAGCCACTTCGCGACCACGGCCTTGAACTGGTCCCGCTCGCCGATGATGCGCTCACGGTTGTAAAGCCGGTTCAGATAGCTCTCCGCCGTCTCCACGCTGACGTCCTCGGGGAGGAGCTCGGCCTTGATCGCATCATCCTTGAGCGGATCGAGCACCGTCTTACGCACGTGTGCCGCCGCCTGCGCCACCTCGGGGATGGCGTGCTTGTCGCCTCGGCGCAGCGCCCGGCTCACCTCGCCCTTGAAAGCACGATAGGTCAGTGAGTCTGTCCCCATGACCGTGTCGCGCAGCGACAGTGCCGCGCGCTCGCCAACGAAGCGCTTGGCGTGCCCTTTGCGGTAGCGCAGAAAGGCATCATCAAGCCCCTTCACGGCGTCATAGAGCGATGCGTTCCAAGCCTTGATGCGCGTCTCAACAGCGCCGGGCGCGCCCAGCTCAGACCCCAGCGGCGCCGTCTCGCGGCCCAAAGCGTTCTTGGCGTAGGTCAGCGGCGTTTCGGCGAGTTCCTGCACCCAGCGCTTGGCCGCGTTCGAGATCGAGGTTTGCAGGCGCAGCATGGGATCTTGCAGGCGGAACAGCTTCTCAGCCCCGAGAGCGCTTTTCAGCGTGTTGTCGGCCTGCTGAACCGCCATGGCGCCCGCCGATGTGGCGCGGCCTGTTGCGTCGATGTCGCGCGCGGGGCGCCCCAGCGCCACCTCATCCGCCGCCGAGATCGGCGTACCGTCCCTGATGCCGGGGGCAAGCCCGCCAGGCTCGAAGGCGTCCGGCCGCTCGATGCCAGGAACCTCCATATCCCGCTCAACCTGACGCGCCAGCCGATCGAGCTCCGAACGCTGCACCAGCTTGCCCAGGCCCGCGCCCAGCAGGCCGGACAGGATCGCCGCGCCGCCAATGACAGTCGCACTTTCCCCGGCCGTGCGAAGCTGCTGCGAGCCTTGCAGCACGCCCTCCGACAGCGCCGCACCAGCCGTGCCATAGGCCGCGACGCTCGCCGCCGTGCGCAGGACGGATGTTGTCCCCTTCGCGCCCTGCACGATCGCCCCGCCGGGGAGAAGCGTCGGCCAGTCGAGCACGCCGGCCGCCATCGATGCGCCAATGCCGGTCAGGCCGGAGCGCGCGAGCGTGTCGCGGTCCTTGTTCTCGCGATCGATGTCGGCCTTGATCGCCTCGAAGTGCTCACGATTGCGCGCCGGCGCGAAGTTCTCGGCATAGGCTTCATACGGCGTATCGGCGACCTCACCCCATGGATCAAAATCCTTGTCGAATGGCTGCGAGGCAAAGCCGGCATCGCGCGCCGCCCACAGCGAGCCGAGCGTGTTCTCCTGCCGGAACGCCGCGCCGAGCGTCTCGCCGAAGCCAGGCCCGCCCGTGTCGTCCTCACTCGGGCGGGGTAGCTCGGGAGTTGCAGTAAATCCCCCAATGGGGCTAAGCGGCTCGAACGGCATCACTCGCCCCCGTAGTTGAGCGTCGGCCCGCCATCGGTCCCCAGCGGATCGGCGCCGCTGCCGCCCATGCCGGCCGGGAGATCGCGCTGCTCCGCCAGCAGCGCCCGCTCTCGCGCATAGCGGAGGCGCTCTTGCCGGTTCGCCTGCTCGCGTGCGCGCGCTGCCTTGACATCGGCGCGAAACACCATTCCGGGCGCCGTGTTCATGATTCGTTGCCCGTCCCGCTCCTCGAACCAAACCACCGCATAGCCGGGCAGCCGGCCGGCCGCGATGTCTGCGTTTGTCTGCGAGATCGGCTCCAGGAAGATGTCTGACAGCGGGATGTCCTTCTGTTCTGTCAGCTTGGCCGCCGCCGCGCCGCGCGCCTCCGGGTTGTCCTGGCCGAACCGGCGCGCGCCCTGCCTATTCCAGTCAGAGACCGCAGCCTGTAAT